TCCAGGGCTTCGTGATCGTGGCGGAGCGGGAGTTATTGTCCTCAACCCAGGTGTAGGCAGGCATTAAGGCTGGACGGCGAGCGCCCCCTCCTCTCGCGTGTTGCCCTCAATCTTTTGGAGCACCTTCAGTTGTTGCTCGGCTAGCGTGCTCCCGAAACCCATCCCGCCTAAGGCCATGGCTGAGAACGTGCCGGCCACCTCGCTCTTACTGGCCTGCCCGTCCTGGCCGGCCGCCCCGGCCCCACCGGCGATCTTTGCCCGAGGAGACGACATCCCGCCGGTCTCGCGGCTGACCCGCTCCTGGGCGTCCTCCAGGGCTGTCTCGAGGTTGCCCACTTGGGCGTCGCTTAACTTGCCGCTGCCGGACAGGGCCTCGAACTCGCCGTATAGGTCTCTGAGCTGCTCAATCGTTGTGGCGTCCTGGACGCGCTTGAGTAGGTCGGCGGCCTGCTCACCGAAGAATCGTTTTTCTTTCGATCCCCGGGTCCGCGCCGACACCTGGCCTTCGGCCTGTTGCGTGGCCGCCCGGCGATCGGCACGATTGGCAGCGTTCTGTTTTTCCCGGGCGTCCATCTCGGCCTGGGTGTTTTCGTCGATCGCCCGGGCTCGCTCTCGCTGGTCTTTCGTGGCCTGCTGGTTTTCCCGGCCGGCCACGGCCGTGCGACCCTCGATCCCCGGCCGCTCTTGCTCGCGCTGCCTGGCCCGGGCCGCAACCTCGTTGTCGACCTTTTCGTTTTCGGCCGCCAGGTCGTAGCCCTTTTTGATAAACGACTGCACCCAGTTCCAGCTTTTCTGGACGGCGGCAACCATCCGGTCAAAAGCGGCCATCACGCCGTTGACGATGTTATCGAACGCGCCTTGGATCAAGGCCCCGGCCATGTTCACGACGTTGGCCACGCCGGTAAACAGGTAGTCCCAGGTCTTGTAGATCGCCGCACCCATGATGGTGAATGCGTTCTGGAAAGATGCAATCCACGGGTCGACGGCCCCCATGATCGCCTCGACGCCGCGGAGCCACCCGGCGTACAGGCCCAGCATCAAAATATCCATGGCCCCAGCCAAATCGCCGGATGCGATAGCGTCGTAGATGCCGTTGAATGTCGTGGTGGCCGTGCTGGCTATGTCTGCGAACACAGCCCCCGCGTTGTCGGCTAGGCCGGACAACGTTTCGCCTAGACCGCCGGCCACCTCGGCGACCCCGTCGAGCACCCCGCTAAAGGCTCCCCGCAGCTGCGGGCCAAACGCAATCAGGGCCGATACTCCCGCCACCAACAGGCCGATCGGGCTAAGTGCTATCGCCACTACCGCCCCGATGCCAGCAAATGTCGTAAGTAGGCCACCGACCGCAAAACTTGCGACAGACAGGGCACTGCCGACCACCAACAGCGTCGCGCCCACTGCCGTAAATGCCGCGATCCCCTGAACCACAGAAACTACGAGCGCCTCGTTTTCTTTGACAAAAGCAGTGATTCCGCCGGCCAGCGTCGTGACGCCGTCCACTACGGCCTTAAGCATCGGCTCCATGGCCTCGCCCAAGGCCAAGGCCGTGCCCTCGATCGCAGACATGGCAATCCGCATCGACCCGCCCAAGCCGGCGTCCATTTGTGCGGCAGTCTGGGCGGCCGCGCCTTCGGCGTTCCGCAGCTCGTCGGCCAGGCCTCGGACCCCGTCGGCCGACTGCGACAGCACGTTAGCCGACGTGATGCCGAGCAGGCCGAAGGCCTTGGCCATCTTTGCCGTACGCTCCGCCACTGGCATATTTGCCGTGGCGGTGTTGATCTCGTCTAGGATCTGGACGAGCGGTTTTAGGTTGCCGGCCGCGTCGGTGTTGGTCACGCCGAAGAGTTTTTGTAGCTCGTCGCCGGACCCGGCCGAAATCACTGACAGCCGCCGCAGCGCCGTACCGGCCTCGCTGCCTTGGATGCCGACATTACCGAGGGCACCGAGGAGGGCCACCGTGTCCTCAAACGACATCCCCAGGCTCTTGGCCACCGGCCCGGCGTATTTCAGGGACTCGCCGAGGCCCTCCACGGTGTTGAACGTGCTATTGGCCGCCTTGGTCAGCACGTCGGCAGCCCGGGCCGCCTCGCCTGCCCCCATGCCAAACTGCCGCAGCGTGGCCGCCATGATCCCCGAGGCCAGCGTGGCGTCGGTGCCGGTGGCCCGGGCCAGGTCCAAGACCGCCCCCGTCATCCGCTCGATCTCGTCCGGCTTAAATCCTGCCCGCCCCAGCTCGGTCATCAGGTTGGCGACCTGGACCGCCGTAAACGACGTCGTCGCACCCAGCTCGCGGGCCTTGTCGTTCAGCGATTGCAGCGCCGCACCGGTGGCACCGGACACGGCCGCCGTGGCCCGGATGGCGTCGTCAAACGTGGCAAACTGCCTGGCAGCGAGGCCGAGCGGGGCTGCGATGGCGGCCCCAATGGCCGTCATCCTGGCACCAAGATTCATCATCGACGCGCCGATTTTGCCAACGTGTTTGTTGACGTCGTTGAGCGCCTTAAACAGTTTGCGGGGATCGGCCCCGATCTCGACGAATACCTGACCGCCGCGGACCTTGCTCATGTTGCCACTTCGTGCCAGTTAGGTCCGAGGAGTTTCGTGATTTCGTCGGGCGTCGCCTGCCTGGGTTTTGGCTTGGGCGCAAACGGATTTAGCTTTGCCGGGCTAACGCTGGGCGCGTGCTTGGGCTTGTTGATGTTCGCCGCCTGGGCAAGGAGGTTGGCGGTGTGCCACCAGTCCATTTCGAGTCGGCTGTTTCGGGCGACGAGGAGCCATCGGAGGGTCCAGTCTCCTGGATGGACTCCGAGGATTCCTGCCGCTTCGTAGATGGTGTGCCAGACAGACCGAGACTCTCGATCGTCGTCCTGCTTAGATCGGCCTCCGCCCGCTCCATCGCCTCGGCCGACAGCTCGGCCAGCTTGGCGACTAGGAGACCGACCATTCGGCGGAGGCCCTTCGGGAAAAAATCGACCAGTTCCTCCTCGAGTGCCTTGGTCCCGGCCTCGATGGCGTCGCCCCGCAGGCCCTCCAGAAACTGTTCCTTTGTCAGCTTCTTGTCGTCGCATTGCTGCCGGCAGATGGCGTAGAGCACTTCGCCGATCGTGCCGTAGTCGGTGCGCAGCGTCTGAAGCGTCTGGTTGATGCCCGACACGTCGATAAGGTCAAACGGCACCCGCCTAGTCTGCCGCGACATCGACCCGTCTGGCTGTTCCACGTCTTCGGTCACGCTGATCGTGACGAGGTTCCGCACCCGCTCCGCAGCGGCTACGGTAAGCGCCACCATCCACGGCCGGCCCTGATCATCTCGAAACTCTCTCATGCGACCTTCAGTCCTGATCGTGCCATCCGGGCCTCGAGCTGGAACGACACGACGCCGTCCACTGCCGCTGTTTCGTTGAGGGACGTGATCACGGCCGTAAAGGACCAGTTGCTCCGGCCGCCGGAAATCGTGACCTGTGTTCCGTTAATCAATGCCGTGAACAACGTGGACACCGCCGTGTCGTCGTTCAGCTCCATGGAGAAGACGCCGTCCTGTCCGACGGAATACACCTCGGCAGTGCGAGCCCCGTACGCCTCCACGTCGATCGTCCTGGCCGTAGAGCTGAACGTGACGTTTCTCACGCCGGCCACGGTTGCGGAATTGATCAACAGCGAAGCGTCTTTGCCAAGGGTAATGGCCAAGGGATCAGGCCTCCCGGGCCGTCACGGTGAACGTCACCGCCCCATCTATGCCGATGTTTTCGGTGACACCCATCACGATGTAGCCATCGGTCTCGGAGTTGGTCTCGAGTTGCGTGATCAGGCCGGTGGCGTTGTGACACTCTATTTCCCAGACCTTGCTCTCAAACCCGGCGGCGTAGGCACGATACCCGGGGCCGCCGGTCGAGCCGCCCATGTTGGATCGATTCGTGACGTCGATCTGCTCCTGTTCCACTGTGTAGTTGGCGGAAATGATTTCCGTTCCAAACGGAGGAGCCTGTGAAGCATCTTTCCCGAGCGTGATGGCCATAGTGTTCTCCGGTGATCAGGATTGTGATTGGGCGCGGCTGGCCGAAACGGTGTATGTGACGATGTCGTCGATCGGCTCTGATTCGGTGACGCTGGTAACGACGTAGACGACGTTGCCGGTCGTTGTGCCGGACATAGTGAAGGTGTCTCCTGGATCCACTCCAGGAGCATCCACACACTCGACCTCCACCGTCTGCTCAATCATCGCCTTCCGAAACTTGCGGGACGTGTCGCCAAACTTCGTCACGTCGACCTCGGTAGCCGAGTTGTTCACGGTGACGGACCGGGCGTTCGAGATGCCGCCGATCGTCACGTCTTTTCCCAGGGTGACTGCCATGTTGCGCTTTGTGCTCCGGGTGTGCGTCTGGCGTCGAAATTACGGCACACAGAGGCAGAGTCGGAGGGGGTCTGGCATCACGGCCCCTGGATAAACCCACGGAACTCCCGCGGGATAATGGGCCGCATTTGCTGGATTGCCGTGGCCATATATTTGGCGGGCCTGACCTTGCCGGGCTTAACTGAATGGTTTGGCAGCTTGCCTTTGCGGCCCAGAATGGCGTCCCGCCGCTGCACGACATACGCCCGGCCGCCTTCCACGTCGTAGGACTTTCCGCCAACCTTAACCTCCCGCTTTGGGTAGCGGCCCACGTACCGAAACGCCACCGGCCGGCTGCCGCCGAACTCGTGGATCTTGTTGAGCCACACCGTTCGCTCGGCCGGCCCAATCACGACAGACTCGCGCCGGTCGTCTCGCTCGTAGATAATGCTCGACCGCAGGAAACCCTTGGCCGCCCGGCCGCGGCCGGTTTTCCAGCTGGTAATTCTGTTGGGGGTCGGCGGCCGAAACGTCATGTCCACGACGGGAATGCCGTCTCGCTTGCCGATCTG